CACCCTCAAATTGTAATGCAGGAACAGTTCCAGACCCTGTTGTGGTAAGTTTTAAAACATTTGTAATGCTACTTCCTGCTACAGAAATTTCTAAAGGCACATCTGGACTACTATTACCAATACCAACCCTATTATTTGTCTGATCGACATATAGCGGAGTGCCTGATCCCAAACCCTCTTTCAAATGTGACATGATCTCTCTCGCAAAGTTATTCATGTCCGAAGGTAGAGCGGAATTTTCCGCTATGTTAACATCACCGCATACTGTATTATTATTGGCGGTTGCATCATATTCGGTGATTTTGTCTTTTGCCATTTAGATCTCCTGATTGGCTAAATGTGTTGCATAGGCTGTCTTGATTGCTTCTGTATGTACTGCATTGCATATGGCTTGTACTTCTGTACTCTCATTGGCTAAGTCATCTGCACTTATATCAGGTGCAACAACGTGCCTTGAGAAGCTACGGCTTATTTCTGTGCCATCTCTCTTGATGACTGTGGCAGTCCTTACTTGAACGTGCTTGTAGTCACCTACGATTTCTATTTTGTCTTGTATAGTCTCTTCTGTTAAAGCCATTTTTATCTCCTTTTGGTTAATGGACTGACTACCCTATGTCCAATAGGGTTAATTTAACTATCTGTTACATAACTGATTGAAGCTTGAATACCTGTAGTACCACTACTTGTCCAATCACCAATTGCCCTAAAATTCCAAGTTCCAGAAGTTGAAGTGTCTGACCTCGTTAAGATTTTAGCTTGATTACTAGCTTGAACTATTGCAAGTACAGCTTCTGCTTGTGTGTTGACTTTGTATCCAACTATAGGGCCTGTGCTGTATGCAAAAGTGACACTACTTGCAGAGGCAAATGGTAAATCACCAATTATAAGATTGCCACTACCACCTGTGTAAGAACTGGTGATAAGATAAATATCAACTCGTACCAACCTACCAACTTTTGTATAAGCACCGGTTTGAGTACCATAAGTTACAGTTGGATTGGTAACAGAAGCCTGTAATGTTGGAGTAAAAGTTCCCTCTTCATAGTCATCCAAATAATTAGCTGAACCAGTGCCACCTACGTATACACCACCTGATAGGTAGAGGTTTTTGAAACGATTAGATGTTGAACCTAAATGAACAAAATCATCTGTAAGTGAACCATTATATCTAGGCGTAACGTTGGGAGCTTGAAAACTTAATCCACTATGGTTTGCTTCACCATTAATGTGAAACCCAGACGACTCATAGCCAATACTTCCCACAGTCGTGCCGTCTTTGCGGAACACTGCAATATCGCCATCAGTAGAATGTCTATTTAAACGCAATACGTCACCATTACGCCCTGCAGTAATTAATCCTGCATTGTTACCGCCATATAATGATGTCCCTGCTGTTGTTCCCCCTTGTGTCTGTACACTAGAAACACCCACAAGTACGTTGCCACTGCTGTCTAGTGTCATTGCAGTGCTTGAAGCATTATCGTCTATTCCAGTAGATGTAAACGTACCACCGACAGACACATTTCCAGTAACCGATAAAGCAGTAAGTGCCTGAGAGCCAGTGTCTACGTTTTTCAAATGTGCCATCAACTCTCTAATAGCATTATTTAACCCACTAGCAGGGCAATTCTCATCAATATTGATGTTGTTGATATCGGTGTTACTCGAAGGAGTAGAACTATATTGTGTGATATTCGTCTTTGCCATACTATCTCCTATTCATTGTTCCTGCTGATACTCTGTCACCTAAAAGACCTCCAAGTGCAGGACTTCCTCTCTGCATAGCGGGTGCGATGTAATCAGTAACTCCGCTTCTTATAACTCTGCCTAATGGTGTTGAGTAATTTAGCAATGTGCCAGTAGCCAATCCGCCTGCTACTAATGGGTTCATATATGTACCGCCTACTGCGAGTGCATCTCCGCCTAATCCGCCCATAGATCTCATTATATCTGCTCTAGTAGCTGTACCTGAGTTTGGTAGGTTTATTTTTAGTTGTTGCCCTAATCCTGCAATATCCTGAAGAAGTGCATCGCCTGAAGCTACATTGCCCTTTCTTAAACTTTTGTCACTAGATGCGACTGCGTTCATTAACTGAGAAGGGCTAAAAACACCATCTGTAGCCTTAGCGGAAACAGTGGCTTTTTCCAAAGGTATTAACATTTTAAATGAAAAATCTATGTCTTTTAATTGCTGTGCATATTTAGGATTTAATGACTGTAATGTTCCAAAAAGAGCATCATTTACTTTTTTGTAAGATGCACCTACACGTCTTTCAGAAGCACTTGGAGAAGTTAAATAGTCTTTTGCAAGCCTTCTTAATTCTACTTGTGCGTTTTTAAAACCTTTACCAGTCAAAACACCATCCTTGTCAAAGTTTGTGTAAAACTTGTCATCCATATCTTTTAAGAATGTATTTTGTGCAGATTTTGGAAGTGTATCTAATTCTTTGAGAATTACATCATCATAAACACTTTGTAGCTCTTTTAAGTTTGGAAATTTTAGTTTTGATAATAACTTGTCATATTCGCCTGATATTATATTTTTAGCAGAATTATATAACTCATGTCCTGCTTCACTTTTCTTAATTAGCTTTTCATCTATTCCATATTTTTTTATTGGTTCTAAGATTTTGTTGTAAGATGCTTTATTTAATTGCTCAACTGTCTTTTTGTAAGCACCTCTAATAGGGGCACCAATAATAGGAGCAGACATCAAAGCCTCTTCTATCATCTTTATACCACTACCTAAAGGAGATCCGCCTTTACCACTTGTAGCCTGACCTAAAGTTAAGTTCTTAACACCTTTATCAATTAAATCTTTAGCACCCTGAGTAGCTACTGGTGCAACTTTATTAATAACACCACTTAATGTGCTTCCTATTACTCCGCTTGCTCCTCTATCAGCCAAACCTTCAAGAGTTGTTGCATCTCCTTCAGAAGTTCCAGTTCCATAAACAAACCCCTCTTTTAACACTCTCGGTAAAGTTTGTTTTCCTCTGTTTACAGCAATAGACCCTGCTATTTCTGATCCATATGCTTTAAATGGATCGTCTTCTCTAAATGACTTTATGTCTCCCCTTATCTCTTTTACAGTCTCATTGTATGCGGTGCTAAAGTCTTTGCCCTCTATAAACTTTGCATATAATGCCCTTGCTCCCGCTTCCAATTCATCTCCATAGCCACGAGTTACTCCCTGAACTCCTGCTCTTGTCATATCAATCGCATAATCACCAATTGATCTGTCTTTGGTGGGTTTGGAAATTTTAGTATCGTTTGTGGATACTTCGGTTGCATCAGTTAAATTGTCATACCATGCCATTAATTTCTTCCCTTCAAAACAGTTTTCCCATCAGGAAGTTTATAATATAAATTAGGAGTTGCTTTCTTCCACGCATCCTCAGAATTGATAACAATAGGTGAACTGAACGAGCCTATATTTCCACTAACTCCATAAGAATTTAATTTAGATACAAGTGTTTCTTCTAACTCAGATAGTTGTGCAATAAGTCCACTGCTACCCATCATCACACCTTGACTTGAAGTTGGGCTTGTAAGTAAATTATCTAGTATTTGGAAATCGCCACCAACCAACGCACCTAATTCATATAAGTTCTTTATATCTAATCTTAGCTTCTCAGCCATAGCTGAAACTTTAGATGCTTCTGCGGTTGGAATACCAAATGCACCTCTTGCTTGCGTTAATGTTTCAAGATCGCTTAACTTAGCCCTATATCTGTTAAGATTGCCTAACATCATATCTAATTTTGGCTTATTTTCTAATATCTTCAATTTTTGTGCAGAAGGTTTTTCTCCAACTTTGGAAGTTTCTCTATTTTCAGGAAAAGGGTTAAAAAACCCATCTAAATTTTGAGGTGCTTCTTTAATATAATCAACCCCACCCTTATCATTTGGTATAGGTATATTTTTTTCTTTATTTAAATAACCATAAGCTAGTTTGTATTTTGCCATTTCAGCAGGAGTTAAAGTTCCATTTTTAGCACCTTCAGAAAATTTCAATAAGGTATTTGAAGCTTGATTTGTCATTCCAGTACCTGAAAAACCGAAGCCCTCTGAATTATCAATCAATAGCTTCCCATCTCTTGAATATACTTTGCCACCTTTAGCAACTGATATAGGTGCATTTAATTTGTTTTGTGCTTGCTGTACCGCTAAGTAATTTGCCATACCAGTAGTCATTGCATTGCCCAATGCCTCACCCATTGTAGGGGCAGGCTTGCCTACTGAATATCCTCCCGCCTTCAATAACTCAGCAGAAGCACCCAACAAACCCATAGTTTTAGGGTCTGCAAAATTATTGCCTAATAAACCTGAAAAAGCATTTGTGCTTTGTGGTACTACGTTTGGTTGAATTAACTGTGGCTTTGGCAAAACACCGCTTGGATTGACTGTTATTCTTACTGGATCATTTGCAATCTGATTATTTACAATTGGTGCAGTAGATCCATAAGTTGCTCTCGGACTAAATGACATACCGCTTCTAGTTTTGTTTATGTCATTCATAAATGCTAAATCTATAGGTCTTACTGCCATTATAACAACCCTAACAATCCGCCACCGATTGCCCCCATTGCTCCATAAGATGGATTAATTAATGATGCTAACTGTGCCCCGCCTAAAGCACCGCCTAAGGCTGAAGCACCCTGATTTCTAAATACTGGCTGAACAGTGCTAGAACCTAATGTTCCGCCACCAACTAAACTCATGTAGTTTTGTAGCTTCTGATCACCGATATTTTGCTCATAATTAAATCTATTTATATTATCCTGAAGTTGGCTCATAGCATCAGCTTCTCTAGCAGATCCAACTTGTGCTAGTTGTTGTGCATCTAAGTTCTGATAAGTAGGTGCAAGTTTTAGTGCATCTTGTTGAGCCTGATAAGCATATGGAGCTAGTGCAGAAGCTAGAGCCTGCTGATTAGCACCTGATCCGAGCCTGCCTGACTTTGCAAATCGACTTTCCACTGTGTCAATAACGGGCTTAAATGCCATGCTCATTAGTGGGTTAGTTCCCATGAGGTTTTGCTGTACAACCCCTTGACTTGAGGCTGTTAAGCTATTTGGATCTAAGGCTCTGTCTCTAACCATATTAAGAGCCATGTCACTTTCAGGAGAAAACCCTACTGTGGTTGAGTTTGGATAATATGAAGGCATCTCATCCATAAATCTGTCTTTAGCTTGTGCTAGACCAAACTCTAAGAAAGGCTTTGCATACTCAGGCGGTTCAACCTGAGTATTAACTGTGCCTGAACTTCCTCCGCCACCACCTTTTGACATATTAATATTCCTTTACTAAAACGATTGCAGTTGGTTCATAGTCTTTCATAACTTTTTCCCAACCCTTTCTGCCTATAATTTCAACCGCTTCGCATCGGTATAATATAGACCATTTTCTTATTTTTGGCTCTACCTCTAACAGTGTTTTAAGGTTACCGCCTGCAAGCCAAAACCGCAGTGTCCTGCGTTGTGGATAGTCAATTATCTCTGTGACAATCGCACTATCTCTAAATGCCCATAACTGAGCATCACCCCTTTTGACGATATCTATAACTTGTTCATAAGTATGACTATTGTGAGCATACCTAAGAGCATCAACAATCCACTTTCTGCACCTGTCAGCATTAGCCGAAAATGACGTACTCGTAGGATCGAGTGGTTGAAGCATTTGCATGATTTAATGTTGCCTGACCCTTTTGTCTCGCTGTGACATGAATGTTTGTCGATGAAGCATCGCTAGTGGTTGGCATGAACAAAATCACACTATCCTCACCAATACGATCATCAGACAATGTCGTTGTAGCTGAACTGTTTGTTAATGTAACACTGCCAGTTGAATTGACCTTGCCATCTAAAATATTATTCACAACTCTTGATATTGTGCGTGGCTCATCCCCTAATGGCGATAGCCTCTTATAGTTGTTAACTCTTGTCATCTTCTACCTAATGGCTGACCTTCTATATCAACTCCCTGAGCAAAATCCCAAAAGCCTGATATATTCATTCTTATTCTATGAAACCTGCCCTGAGATCTATGTTGTACAAATCCTTCGTCAGTCAGGCTGTTTGCTGTAGAAAACGTAACGTCATCATCTTGACGATCTCTTGCCCCAACTTGCATTGTTACAGAGCCATCCCTAAAGTATGGAACTGTTCTTGTAACTAGTGAGTGTTTACCTTTATTGATGGCAAACTCTGCTGTCTCAATCGTTGCATCTAGTGGCTGTCCAGTAAAAGCATATATCTTGTTTGATAAACTACCACCAAATAGGAAGTTACCGCCCTTATACAAGTTACTGTCTAATGGTGCAGGCAAACCTTCTAATGTTGCACTTAGATTGTCTAATCCCTCTAATGTATATCCTGCGGTATAAAATGGTGATATCAGATCTGCTGATACTTCAGCTATTGACCATTTGCCTACAGCATAATTATACATCAATATTTTATCAGGAGTTGATCCTGAGGTATTTCCATTTGATACATATGACCACGCAACTATTTGGTTTTGCGGGTCTACTGCACAACTCATCTTATAGTCAAAAGCACTATTAAAGTCTTTGAAGAAAAACTTGTTTATTTTCTCAGCACCAATTGGTGTACTTTTTGTGCCATCAAAACTATAGAAACCATCTTCGGCTAAATAAAATACAAGCCTTCCAACATTACCAACTGATCCTGAATAAGCACAGCCTCTCTGAGTTTCTACTTTATCAATCTGATAGATTAGCGGTGTTCCAACATATTGAGCAATACATATGGCTTTTTCTAGCAAGATCGTTGCATATTCACCGCCAACTAAACCAGTGATCGCACCTGCATCCACAATGTCTTGAAAGTCTGCCTGATCAGTTCCTACAGTCCAACTGGTTGCATTGTTAATGCCAGACCATCTAGTTCTAAATGGCACTCTTCCTGAGCCTTCATCTATATTGGCAATCCAAACCTGATCTCTAACAACTGCTAAAAAATCTGCCTTTGGTGCATTTGCTAGATCTGCAAAAGCAGTATCTGTTCCTAATGTAAACTCTTGTAGTGTCTCACCTACACCGCCTGAGGCAATAACACTTGTACCAAACTGGACAAATCTCCAATATTCACTATCAGTTAAAGAATAACCGCCACCCTTACCAATACTTGTTAGATTAGAGTTAGACGAATTAAACTCATAAAGTTTAGTTGAGTTTCCTGCAAATAACTTAACATTGCCTGAGTTATCTTTTGATGCGAATATACCTTTTAGGGGTGCATCGCCTGCATTTGATACAGCCTGAAAGCTATTAATAGGTCTATATCCTGATATAGCAGGGATGACGTTTGTTGCGACTGTAACTCCTGCATTTTCTAAATCAGGCTGATCGGGCAACCATTCTCCAAACTTAATCATTGCTGTAACCAAACCTCACTTCCAACATTTTGAGTTGTCCATACTTCTGAACCAACATCTTGTATAGTCCATGTCTCAGATCCATCAGCAATCTCAGTCCAGTCTTCACCAATAATCTTTGCACTAACATTAGTTGTTGCCGTTGTCTCAGAACTAGCAGAAACACCTACTTCATAGTTTGGAGTAGATGTAACACTTGCCTCAGTAGCTATAGAGCCACTAGCTAAAACAACTATGTTTGCTGTTGCAGTTAATGTCGCACTTGTCTCAACACTAGCTGAAGGCTGTTGTATTCTTATTGCTGAACCTGAAACACTAGCACTAGTGCTAATATTACCAACCATTGTGACTTCATAAGTCGCAGTAGCTGTTATTGTTCCAACTGAGGCTGTCGTAGCCTCCATAGTCCTAACTCTTGTTGGAGTAGACGTAGCTGTTGCATTTGTCGCAATAGTTGCAGTAGCAGTTCTGATCTTTGTGCTAGTAGCACTTGCACTCGCACTTGTTGATACTGAGCCTTCTATCTCAATAGCAAACTGGATCTCAGCACTGACACTTGCACTCGTAGAAATGCTTGCCGAACCTTGCAATACTGCAAGGCTAGACAGACTATCCATATTGCCTAAAGCATCGAGACTGTCTATGTTCCCCCAACTATCTAACTGATCTAGAGTTGGGTTAGACCACTCAATTTTAAGCATATCAGAGTTGCTGTCGAAACTTCCTGAAATACTATCTAAAGTTTGCGTAATCTGATCTAGATTGGGGATACCTAAAGCCATAATAAAGCCTTAAATTATGTAGCAGAAATTGTTAAAGAACCACTTGCTACTTTTAATATATCTCCACTTGCTATTGTTTTTGATGCTGTAAATGCACCATGAAATAAAAGATTGCCTGAACTACTAGCATCAAAAATACCGAAGTGGCTCACGTCACCCCATGAGCCAGTGGCACTATTAAATTCAACTGCACTATTGTTGGATATAGATCCACCTGAAGCAGAAGCAAAAGTGATAGCTTTTCTTGAGTAGTTATTACCAGTTAATTCTGTGCCTGAATTATCATCATTTAAACTTGCTGTTGATAATCCTAAATACACTGCTGAGGGAGCAGTTGTTGAGGCTGTTCCAGTAAAGTGATCTAGAAATTTAAGTTCTAGATAATCTGACATTGCTGACATTTATTTCTCCTATGATGCAGACGATGATTGTTTTGCGTAGATTGATGATATGTGCAAAGCACCAGTTCCATAGTGAGATCGTTGTTCGTCTTTTCTTATCTCTTCTATAGATCTTGTAAACTTAGCATCATAAGTTGATGCCCTTTGTTCATCCATTAAGTAAGTATAAGCCTCAACTAATGCCCCTGATAAATAAGCATCAGGGTGACGAGTTAACATCACATTTGTTGCATTGCTATCTGATAGGGCAGTGAGGCTACCGATATAAATAATTTCGGCTGTGTAGTTATCATCAGGTATAGGTCTGATCTTTAACTCACCACCTACAATAGAATAAGCTGAAGGTCTGCCACTTCCGCCAGTAAAGGCAGTGTCTAAGGCTGTAGGGCTTTTATATTCTAATACGATATTTGGACTTGTATTTAGCTTAATCTCTCTGACCTCTCTCATGTCAGTGGGAAGGGCTATAAACTCATCACCGCTTGTCAATGTGGCAGTCGCTCTTTTTTCCTGATCTCTAGTCTCTAACTCTCTAGATAATCTTGCCTCAGCTAACTGGATAAAGTTAGGGATCTGATCGTCAAGATCAGTTCTAGCTAGAAAGTTAGCTACCGCAGTTTTTAATTCTGAATATGTTGATATGCTCACATCGAGCCTCCGCCAGTTCTGAAAAATCTATTTTCGCTATCGTTAAGCCACCGCTTCCACTTCTTAGAGGCTTCAGGGTTATCCTTTGGATCTCCAAACTTTTGCATAAGTTCTAGATATAAATTGTTTGGTATCTCGGCTATATGTTGCCAGTGTCTTTGCGTGTTACCAATCATAGATCCTTTTTCGTAGTCATTTGCTTTTCTTTTATTGGCTTCTAAAACTTCTTTAATGTGCTGTTTTGTCTCAATGGTGTAAGTGCCATCGTTATTGTCATGCCAAAAAGTTTCTTTCTGCGAATATGGATTTCTTGATAATAGTCTAGACATTGTTTCCCCTATAAATAGAAAGGGCGAAATTAATCGCCCTCTCATCGCTAGTTATTAAGCACCTGATAAACCAATAACTGCACCATGAGCTTTAGGTGCTGTTGGCATCAAGACAAACTCAGTGATGATCTGCTCTTTGATTGCATCACCAGTTCTTGCTAATGTTGTCTTTGTAAAGTTTCTGCCATTAAGTGTTCCGATCTTTATGTGATCAGGATCAACAACAAATAACTTATTATCTGACATAAATCTTGAAGGTGTTAACTCAAGAGTTCCAAAGTCTGTTAAGTAAACAGAAGTTGCACCCACAAATGAAGGGGCTTGACCCTGAGTTGTGTTTACCTGATTTGTTACAAGATTTGTTCCTGCTTGACTGAGATCAGAAATATTTGCCTTATTCGTAGCATCACAAACTAAAACACGAGGGCGACCGCCATCTTGCCATGCTTGAGTAACAGCATTGTCAATTTTAGCTAAAGTTAGAGCCGCTTCTGTTCCAGTTAAGTCCG